GATACTAATCGAGGTGCTGGTTATATTAATGTTGTTCCTATTGCTAAAGGCAAGTCAGAAGTTAGTTGACAATCGTGTGTAAACATGTTATACTATATTTAAATTAACACAATATAAGGTAATACAATGACAACTTATGTCTTAGTAGACACAGCAAATACTTTCTTTAGAGCTCGGCACGTTGTACGTGGCGATATTGATACGAAGGCAGGTATGGCAATTCATATTACACTTAACAGTGTAAAAAAAGCATGGACTGACTTTAATGCAGATCATGTTGTATTTTGCTTGGAAGGACGTAGCTGGCGCAAAGACTACTACGAGCCTTACAAACGCAATCGACAAGTAGCACGTGATGCACTTACTCCTGCACAGCAAGAAGAAGACACTGTGTTTTGGGAGTTGTTTGACGAGTTTAAAGACTTTGTTAGCGAAAAGACTAACTGTACTGTTATGCGGCATCCGCAACTAGAAGCAGATGATTTGATTGCAGGTTGGGTACAATCGCACCCTAATGACGATCACGTTATTGTTAGTACAGATGGCGACTTTGCACAACTTATTAGTCCTCGTGTACGACAATACAATGGCGTTGCTAACATGACTATTACACACGAAGGTTACTTTGATGACAAAGGTAAGCCTGTCATTGATAAGAAAACTAAAGAGCCTAAAGCTGCGCCTAATCCTGCATTTATGTTGTTTGAGAAATGTATGCGTGGCGACACTAGTGATAACGTGTTTAGTGCTTATCCAGGTGTACGTACAAAAGGCACTAAGAATAAAGTTGGTCTAAATGAAGCATTTGAAGACAAGCAGTCTAAAGGTTTTAACTGGAACAATATGATGCTACAGCGTTGGACAGATCACAACGGTGACGAACATCGTGTGCTTGATGATTACAATCGCAATGTAGTATTATGTGATTTGACTGCACAACCTGCAGACATTAGAGAGATAATTAATAACACTGTTGCAGAAGTAGAGCCTAAAGAAATTACACAAGTAGGCATGCGTCTTATGAAGTTCTGTGCTAAGTGGGATATGCAACGTATTGCAGATCAAGCAGCATCTTACGCACAACCATTACAAGCGAGGTATCCTAAATGACATTAAAAGCAAAACCTGTATTAAAAGATAAATTTTGGATAGTTGAAGACGGTGAAGAAAAAGTTGGAACTTTATCTTGGAATGATGATCGATATATATTCAGTAGTCGTATTGAAACTTGTTTCTTTGATAATAAACGACAAATGAAGAAAAAATTTGGTGAAGACATTTTATGGAGTGATGAGATTCCTGTAGAAGATTCTGTTGAAAAAAAATATGATGTACACCAATTTCCAACTAGTGTAAGCCCGTTTAATACAATGTATGATGTAAAACGTAAACTTCCACTGTTTACAAAAAGTGATAAATCTAAGAGTGCGTACTGTGCCGGCTACTATATTATTCAATTTGATAAAGGATGGGTTAAAAGCTTTTGTCCTAAACTGATTACAATTGAACGCTATAATTTTAAAGGACCATTTAAATCAGAATTAGAAATGCGTCAGGAGTTGAGCCGTGCAACCCGTTGAACCATTAAACACTATTCCTTTACAACAATTTTTAAATGCTGTAAAGGCAGCTGAACAAAGTCGTGCAAGAGAAGTCAAACTTGATATTGCAACAGCTAAAACACTAGCATTTACTCTAGGTGCTGTTATGAGTAGATTGCACGGCGACTTAGAAAAACTTGTCGCAGAATCTAAAAATTCTAATGATGAAGTTATACAAATTAATTTAGATGGCGGATCTAAGTTTTAAATGCGTAGTTAATGTTTTAAAAAGATAAATATATGCGTAGTTAATTAAAAGGATTACGTATATGAGTAGGCCAAAGCCAACAGTTATTTTAGAAAATATAAACAGCAAAACTTATAAGAGCGAACAAGTTTTAGAAGCAGAAGCTATTTGGGCTGTATTCTATCAAGAAAAGCCATTTAATCTTAAAAGTGCAAATGCACTTACTAATTATCCTGGCCCTAAGTATAAGAAAGTTAGTTTTTCTAATCCGGGTCATGCACATAATCTTGCTAAAAAATTAAACGAAATGTTCAAATGCGAAAATTTTGCAGTATTTAAACTTACTCAAGGTGAAATTGTGGAAGAAAATTAAATGAAAGATCCTTGCTTAAATGTTAATTTAGACGTGTCAGACGCATTAAAAATAGACATTAAAGATTACATATTATCAAATCCTCGAAGACAGAACGAAGTTGCAATATATAAAGAAGACGAAATAGGAATATGGAGTTTAGATCCAGAAATTATATTTACAGACAATTTTTTGCTATCTTTATTTAATCAATATGATCTAGTAGTTGGTATTGTGCAATTGTTTATGCGTAAACCACTATATCAACATCCAGGGGCGCATTGCGATATGTTACCAGATGGTACTATTTTAGGAGCAGCACTAAATTGGTGTGTTGGTCATGATGACAGCGAAATGGTTTGGTTTGAAAAACCTCAAACTGTATTTAATAAATCAAATGACTCATTTGCTTATGTTGATCATGAATGGCCTAGGGACACACTAATCGAAACACACAGACATATAATAGGCAACTCTCCTACATTAGTTAGAACAGACATTCCGCATACTATTGATATGAAAGATCATGAAAGATGGTGCATTAGTTTACGATTCCATAATAACCTTAATTGGGATAAATGTGTTAAAAAGTTATTGTCATGAATTGGAAAGAAACATACACTAAACTTTTTTTAAAAGAACTAGGAAAAAGCATTAATAGTTCTACTGTAGCAGAATACATGCCATTGTGGTGGAAAAACAATAGAGATAAAGACTCTGGTGGATTGCGACTAACCGAAACAGGATTTGATGTATTAACCGAAATAGAATTAGCTACATATGATATTCCATATCCAAGAGATGTTCCTTTATCTACTCAAGTAATTATACACCTTGACAAGTTTATTGACTGTCCATATTATCTAACTAATAGAAGTATTATAGTAACGAACGAAAAGAAAGCAGTCGAATTAACTCTTTTTAGCGGCGATTTACGCAAATACGGTCTAACAAAGGCTATTACTAGGCAAAATAAATCCTAAGTTATTGTTTTTAAACAAGTTCTTTTTTTAGATAATGGTTGACAAATCCTGTAGATGTGTTATTATATATGTATAGTTTAAATAAATGCACTGATATAAACACAGAGGGAAATACAATATGGATACTGCAACACGTACAGTTAGCCCAAATAGCGCAAAAGCAAGCATCAAGCATGCACTTACAAAAAAACGTCCTATCTTCCTTTGGGGACCTCCAGGTATTGGTAAGAGTGATATTGTACGTCAAATTAGCAATAGCTTTACAAACTCACATCTTATTGACATTCGTTTGAGTCTTTGGGAACCTACAGACATTAAAGGTATTCCTTACTTTGACAGCAACTCAGGTACAATGGTTTGGGGTGCTCCGAACGAACTTCCAAGCGAAGAGTTTGCGTCACAGTACGATAATATTGTATTGTTCCTAGACGAAATGAACTCAGCAGCGCCTAGCGTACAAGCGGCAGCATACCAGCTGATCCTTAACCGTCGTGTTGGCACTTACAAATTGCCAGACAATGTTATGATTGTTGCGGCAGGTAACCGCGAAGCTGACAAAGGCGTAACATATCGTATGCCTGCTCCGTTGGCTAACCGCTTTATTCACTTGGAACTTGCTGTATCGTTTGATGATTGGTTTGGCTGGGCTGCCGATAACAAACAACACACCGATGTAGTAGGTTATTTGACTTTTGCAAAAAAAGACTTGTATGACTTTGATCCTAAAAGCTCATCACGTTCTTTTGCAACACCGCGTTCTTGGTCATTTGTTAGCGAATTGCTAGAAGATGCCTTAGACGAAAACACCACTACAGATCTTGTAGCCGGTGCAGTAGGCGAAGGACTGGCTGTCAAATTTATGGCGCACCGTAAAGTTGCGTCTAGCATGCCTAACCCTACTGATATTTTAACAGGCAAAGTAAAAGAGCTGAAAACTAAAGAAATCAGTGCAATGTATTCCTTGACTGTTTCACTCTGCTACGAACTTAAAGAAGCCTGTGACAACGGCGATAAGAAGTTTGATGACAAAGTCAACAACTTCCTACGCTTTTCGATGGATAACTTTGATACTGAACTAGTTGTTATGGGCATTAAGCTCGCACTAACACAGTATTCATTGCCCATTGATCCAGACGAAGTGGAATGTTTTGATGAATTCCATGATCGTTATGGCAAATATATTAAGGCTGCGAATCAGGCTTGATACAAAACGGACGGGTTCTTTTGAGCTCGTCCGTTCTTTTGGTTTTAAATAATGGTTGACATATATACTATAGATGCTATAATATATGTATAAGTTAACAAAAGGGTGATGATAATGTCTACTAAAGATACAGCAAGTAAACTAAAAAACTTTACTCCAGATCCAGATATTACTCCAGAAGCATTAGAAATAATGCGTGTAGAAGTAATGGATCGTATTATTACTGCTCGAATTGGTTTGCTATTGCGTCATCCGTTCTTTGGTAACATGGCAACACGCTTAAAGATTATTGCTGCCGATGACTGGCTTCCTACTGCGGCTGTAGACGGACGCAACCTGTACTACAACACACAGTTCTTTAATGCAATGAACAATAAAGAAATTGAGTTTGTTGTTGCACACGAAATTCTACATATGGTATTTGATCACTTAGGACGGCGTGAAGATCGTAATCCTATGATCTATAACATTAGCGCAGACTACATTGTAAACAATACACTTGTGCGTGATCGAATTGGTACTATTCCAAGCATTGTTAGTTGCTACCAGGACTTTAAATACGAGGGCTGGACTAGCGAAGAAGTATACGATGATGTATATGAAGAAGCTAAAAAGAATGGCGAAGAGTACTTGAAGCAACTCGGTGAAATGCTAGACGAACACCTTGACATGGACGAAGGTGACGAAGGTAGTTCAGACGGCGATGTAGGCGAAGATAGCAACGGTAATGCTACAAGTAAATCTAAGCCTAAGTATAGCAAAGAAGAAATTAAACAGATCAAAGACGAGATCAAAGAGAATATGATTTCGGCAGCGCAGACTGCTGGTGCTGGTAATGTTCCAGGTGCTGTTGCACGTATGATCAAAGAGCTTACTGAACCTAAGATGAACTGGCGTGAAATTATCCGTCAGTCTGTACAAAGTTCTATTAGAAGTGACTACACATTTAGTCGTCCAAGTCGCAAAGGTCAGATGAGCGGTGCTATTTTACCTAGCATGGACTTTGAAGATACTATTGATATTGCAGTTTGTATAGACATGAGTGGTTCAATTGGCGAAGTACAAGGCAAAGATTTCTTAGGTGAAATCAAAGGTATTATGGAAGAGTTTCCAGACTATAACATTAAAGTATGGTGCTTTGATACTAGAGTATACAACGAAGAAGACTTTGAAGCTAACGACGGCAAAGACTTGCTGGACTACCAATTAATGGGTGGTGGTGGCACTGACTTTATGGCTAACTGGACATATATGAAAGAACAAGATTACGTTCCTAAGAAACTTATTATGTTTACAGATGGCTATGCTTGGGATAGCTGGGGTGATCCAGACTACTGTGACACAGTTTTTGTTATTCATTCAAATCGCGACAAAAGTTTACAAAGTCCGTTTGGCACGTCAGTACACTATGATGAGGCTGCATGATTAAGAATAAAACACCAAATCCGTTAAACGTTTTTGAAGTGAGGCAAGTCAAATCGGCTCCGCCTCACTTCGAGTATGTTAACTTACCTATGAAATATAATTTAGAGGAAAGTTTGGTTAAATGGATTAAGCAGAATCTAAAAAATAGATTCTATACAGGCAAAAATGTAAGCCTAGACAGTGATAACAAGTTGGTACAAGTTTTAACTGTAGGATTTGAGGAGACCAAAGACTTGAGTTATTTCATGTTGGCGTGTCCACATTTAAAGTACAAATAAATAAAGTACGCATATATAATATAACAAGGAGATAATTATGAGCGAAGAAACTAATGTCGAAGAAACTGCAACTACAGAAGCACCGACATCCGAAGCACAAGGTCCTGACCTAACTGTGCAAGATTTACAGGCACTGAAAAGCATCATCGATGTTGCAAGTCAACGTGGCGCTTTTAAGCCTAACGAAATGATGACTGTAGGACAAACTTATAGTAAACTAGAAACATTTTTAGCAGCCGTTGCACAACAGCAGCCTGCACAAGGAGCATAATATGTTAAAGCATGTAGGCCGTATGGCACATAACAAACGTAGAGTAATTGTTGCATACAAAGTACTGCCTGGACAACCAGACGACTGCGTTGTGGTAACAACTGAAAATTTAGAAGCAGGCGATCATGACGCACTAATTAAACTTGTCGAATCTCCTGCAGGACAAGAAGCAGATGATTTAGCAACTGTTATGATGCGTACACAACTATCAGACGGTAGTAACATGCTTGCACGTTTCCACACAACAGGCAAGATGGTTAAAGTTAAAACCGCAGAAGTTGAAATGATTCCTAATCAAAATACTAGTATTCGATTAAGCGAGCTCAATGAAGCAATTGCACAACAAAAAGGTATAACTGTTGCTGATTTAGCAGTTAAAGGGCCAGACGGACAAACAAAGGCACCTGCTAATGCAGAGCCGGCAATGACTGCTAGTGAGATGGCTGCGGCTGCTCCTAGTGTTGCACCTGTTGCAGACGACGGGGTAATTTCTGATGAAGCACTTGCTAAAAAATTCCGTAGTGATGCTGATAGACTAAGCAAAGAAGCAGCAGAGTTGCGCAGACAAGCTGAAGAATTAGTACCAACTAAAAAGAAAGCTTTTGTTAAGAAGACTAAAGACAGTGCCTAAAAATAAATTACCGCCTGAAGTAATTTCACAATGGCCTGAAGTGTTTAGAGATGTGGAAATTAAAGCTATTCCTATCGAGTATATACACTCCGCTCATGTTTATTTTAATGATGGAAAAGTTTGGCAAATTGATATAGACAAACAAAACTTGAGCGGATCTGATGATGTAAATGCTATTGAAACTAGTCTAGAAACATTTTTAGCCGAATACAATGAAGAGATTGCACATGTCGACTTTCGCTTAAACACGTCTAAAGTAGTAGAAGATATTAAAAATAGAACTAAGAGTTTTATGAAAAAGCGAAAATAGATACTAGTTTATCTTTAAAAATGTATAAATACTAATAATAGATATTCTAGGAGTATACACATGGCATTACGTCTAAGACGCGGCACAGATGCAGAGCGCTTACTAATAACACCTGTAGATGGTGAACTAATTTACACTACTGACACCAAGTTGCTATATGTCGGCGATGGTACTACTGCTGGAGGTACATTAGTTACAGGTTCAGGCGGTGGTGGAGGCTCTACAACACTAGATGCACTAACTGATACTGATTTAACTGGTGCTGCAAACAATGATGTGCTAACATTTAATGGAGGAACTAACAAATGGGAAGCACTTGCAGTTCCGGGCGTCGGAACACTAAATCTACGTGATTTAGGCGATGTTTTCATGCCAGGCACTCCAAATCGAGACGATATTCTTAAATATGACGGCTTAAACTTTACTGCGCAACCTATATCTGAATTTTTCAATGAGCAACAAAATTATAAAATTAATATTGCTGGCGATGACAGTACTATAATTATTGACACTGATACAAATACTGTTACTGGCAACTTTGTAGGTGATTTAACAGGTAATGTAACTGGTAATACAACAGGTTACCACACAGGTGATGTTAGAGGTAGTGTTGTTGCAGACGATTCGACAATACTTGTAGACGCTGTTGCAGGATCTATTCCAGGAGAAAATATTACCGGAAATGTTACTGCTACATTTACAGGTAATTTAACAGGAGATGTTGTAGGTGATGTAGCAGGTAGTGTGTTCGGTGATGATAGTACACTAATAATTGACGGTTTAAACAATACTATTTCTTGTGTTGCAATTCTTTCTAATCAAGTTAATACAAATCTACTTAATGGTACGATCGATAGCCCGATTGTTTTGCAAGGTGTTCACAGAACTCCGGTGCAGATTAAAGCAATTACATCTGGCTCATTAGGTGGTTATCCATATCTTGATATTAATTCTGTTAAAGGTTCAATAGATAGTCCCTTAGCTCTAGCAGCAGGTGAAGTAGCAGGTGCTTGGAAAATTAGTGGATATACTGGAGGAAGTTCTAACGCAGTTCTAGCAGTAGGTGTCGGGGCGTTTGCTGCGTCTGCAAATGTCTCTGACGACAGTCCAGCGTCGGTATTTACACTAGTCACGGGCGGCGGTGGATCATCATATAATTTATTTAATTTTGATCATACAGGACAGTTTATAGCGCCAGGTGCTATTACTCCTGGTATATTTGCTGATGCTGCTGCACGTGATGCAGGCATCACAACTCCAACAGCAGGTATGATGGTATTTGTAACTGACATTGCTAAGTTCCAAGGTTACGACGGCAGCGCCTGGGTTAACTTAAACTAATAGCTTAAAATATTAAAATAAAATGCCAGTTTTAGAGCTGGTATTTTTTTTGGCTGCATATATATTATTATGTCATTAACTTTATTAACTTCCGGAACAACAAAAGCACCCAAGACAGTAATTCACTCTTGGGAATATATCGAGTCATGCATACAACAATCTATAAAAGAAATAGGTCTTACAAGCAACGACACGGTCTTAGACGTGTTTCCTGCTAATACTATTGCACACTATACTATAACAGCAATGCCAGCCTATAGAGCTGGCGCCCAGTTAGTATCAGCTAAGTTTGAGGCTGCTAGTTATATAGAAAAATTTAAACAAATAAATCCAACATACATTGCACTTATTCCTAGACACTGGGAATTGCTTAAAGAAGTAGACAGTTGGAACGATCTTGACATGTCTAGTGTTCGTTACATGGTTACCGGAAGCGGACCAGTTCCTCAAGAAATGATAGACGACTTTAAAAGCAAAGGTGTGCAAACTGTTGCTAATTGGTACGGGATGACAGAAATGCCACCGCCGGTGTTTATAGGTTATAACTCTGAAGAATTTAATTTTGCGCCAAGGAAAGATTACACTGTAGACTTTTTAGACGACGGCGAATGTATTATTAATGGATTTGCTACAGGAGATATCTTTGATAAAATATCTCGAAAATTTTTAAAAAGAAAACTTAATAATTCTAATAAACGCACATGGAAGGACGTTTAATGTTATCAAGGTACGACAATTTTTTTACTCAAGACGAATGTAACATACTAATAAATGAAGTTTTAGAGTATAAAAGTCAATGGAAATTTAATCCATTAACACAGTACAGAACTCTTGGTAATTCTTTTTTTAGTGCATCTGTTAGATTAGGGTCCGATGACACATTTAATTACTCTGATGAAACTACAACAAAATTAAAAGTTTATAATTTATTTAAAAATAAACTATCTGAAGTATTTACTAACGTAGAATTTACAAAGTCGTTAGGTAAACCCGGATATACTATTATTTTACCAAATCAACCAAAAGCTGCTCTTTGGCATTATGATAACGAACTTTCATTATTTCCATTTAATCGAGAATTTAAAGATTACAATAACGACTTCCATGCATATTTTGAAAAGTTTTATACATTTGTAGTAATGGTATCAGACGGCAAATATAGCTTTGATTATTATCCAGAAACTTTAAGTCAGTATAAAAATTCACCGAACGATGAGATGTCTAATTATCTTTGTAAAGATCATGTCAAATTAGTCGGTGACAAGTGTCCGAACCCTAATTGCAATTTAAAAGATTATACTCGCATTAATTACAACCAAGGAACATTACTTATTCAAGAAGAACGATTCTTACACAGAGCAAGCCCTGCTGAGTTTGAAAACGACAATGATTTAAGGATAATTGTCAGAGGATACGGAGTAATGAAAAATAATGTTGTTTACATCTTTTGGTAAACAATTATTTTATATAGATTTTTGTCAGCATTGATAGATTTTCGAATTGCTGTATAATTTAAGTTACATTCAGATAATTGACTCTTTATTTCTTCCAAAGTAAACGCTGCTCTTAAAGAATGTTTAAAATCGTCTATAGAATCAAAATCATCAAACATTTTATCCGAGTTAGGTCTTTCAAAATCTTCTATATAAACATAACCATTTGATAATCTAGAAACAGTATTCCAAAATTTTATAGGATCGTGTTGATGGTGCAAGGTATATAGACACAATACGCAGTCTGCTGTGGTGTTAACTTTATTAAAATCCTGCTTCATTATACTCGCTGTTGTATTTTCTTTTGCATACTCTATCATTTTATCTGAGTTTTCATAACCTGTAATCGATATGTTAGGAAAGTGTTTTTGCATTACTGCTAAGTGAACTGCTGGCCCGCTGCCTAAGTCTATTAAAGACCCGTTATCTAACCCGCAATATTTTTTATAAGAATTTATAAATTCGCCATTTGCATATTGTCGTTGACAAACAGTATTATACTCTTGGCATTGTAAATCAGTAACCATTAATTCTGGTTCTAAAATTCGTTTCATCATTTCCAATGTATCGATACGCTTACTACTACTCTCGGTCCGTTCGGAATAGACACACTGTGATAATTTGAAACGTTTAGTTTATGCCAAGTAAACTGTTTTATCTCGTGTTCTTCAACTACAACTTCTTCTTCATTGTGAAAATTAGTAAGAGCATTGCCTGTTTCTAATACATAGTTGTATGCTACATCTCTTGTATTATCTTTGTGCATAGGCAAATCTGCAGATAAAACAAAAATATGAACATCGTGTTCTTCTTCAAACAACGTTGCTACAAATTGTTTTAGTTTATCACTTGCCTTTATACTATTCCAAGCGGCAGTTTTTTCTGCATCTGTACCTTCTTTATTAGAGTGTCTATCTGCCGCGGAAGTATTTCTAATAGTCTGATATATGTCGACTAGTAAATAGTCTGGTATTTTAGGCAAGTCTAAATATTCTAAATTACTCATACACTGTTTCCACTTCAAATTTATCGTACTCAAAATCGCCAAAAATTCTTATGCTCATCTGTGTACCTGTTGCATTAGGAAATCCGTGAGGAATACTATCGTTAAAAAATACATTTTTTTCTTTAACTTGAATATTGTCCGGCATTGTCATAGGTACTTCTAATTTAGATGCTATAGTTAATGCTAAATTATAATCAAGATCTGTGGGCGTAGACGCATTACTGTCAACATGTATAGGCAATGGTCCGGTTAAAATAAATGCACGGATCATTCCTACCGTTTTAATAGGTAAAGATTCTACTAAAGATTTTATATAAGGTATAGTTAAATCATCTCTCCACTT